GCTTTGAGATGTTCAAGTGTTTTCTCCAATCCTGCATTATTTAGGGTTAGTAGCGGGTTGTCCATGATGCCTGTCAAGCTAACACCCAGCAACCTCTCTTCGTCTGTGTTGTCCTTCCACTTCTTACGAAGATATGGGAAGTGTGTGTAGGTAGACTGAATCGTACCAAGGATGGTAGCCAGTCTTACTTTTTGCTCAAGCGTTTCAATGCTGTCTGTCGCACGGACGACAACTTCTGTAAGATTGCAGAACTGATAGGGTCGCAGGATGATTTCACTACAGGGGTTTGTTCCGAACTCTTGGTCTGTGTCTCGTCTGCCATTCTTTGACGCCTGCTTCTTTGATGCTTGACGGTTAAAGATACCACGCTCACCGCTACCACTCTCGACCAGTGACATCCACTCACGCATAAAACCAACTGCATCCGGCTTCTCAGCGTAACTGACAGAATTGTTAGCCAGTGCCCTTTGAGGTTCAATGGTCCACCAACCTACTTTCTTTTCATACTCAAGTCTTTGTTGATTGTAGTCGTCTTTATCCTTCCCTTTGTATAGGGTTACCTTGTAAGTAGGACGTACAGCAGGATTCTTTTTCATAGTTAGTGCATATGTCCAACTGGTTTCGTCCTCAGAGACAAGTACATATTCATCAACATCGTATGAAGAGAATTTTGCCTGAGACATAGCAATGCTGTTAAGATCAGAAAGAGAAATCATGGCTGAGCGGCGTACACCTCCAACAACAACAACCTCACCAATCTTACACATAATGTCGTGGCACTCAATGTCAGTAAGTTTACGACCTTCTGCTGCCTTGAACTTGGCTACAACAAAGTTGAACAAGTCGATCAGGGGAGCAGGTCCACTAGCACGGCCACCGAAGGTCTTGAGGCGGGAACCTGCAGGTCGCACCCTAGAAACATCCCATCTTGGAATCTCACCACTGTAGAGTAGTGCGATGACCTGACGAAGCGCCTTAGCCCAACCTTCTTTGCTGTCCTTCACAACGACAGTGGTATCGCTGTTGAACAACTCAGGAACCTCAGGCAGCTTTGTGACAAACTGACGTTCAACTGAGAAGCCAACACCAGTGCCACATAGCAGAATAAACATAGCCTCATCGAAGGACTTCGGGTCATCGATAGGCAAGTAGCTACAGTTGTATGCACAGGTGTTGTCACGCTGCAGTGCAGGACCAGCAGTCATCATAGCCCGCATGGATGGCATGATTTCCAGACCAAGGATAGCATCACGAATTTGGTTAATATAAGAGTCGTTTCCCGCTTTAGGATATACAACATTAACCATGTATCTCTGTACTGTCTCAGGCCAGCTTTCACGCCGACCTTCATTGTCCAGCCAACGAGCATACCTAGATGTATGAATAAAAGACTGGTAATCCGTAGGTAGGTAGTTGTTCATTCAATTACTCCGATACGATTTTGATATGCTTAATATCTATGCCATCAATGTCATAGATAAATTCATGTAGTGCCTCGTGAATTTCATCATCAACGAATCCATCAACAGGCATGTGATATTCTTCTTCGTCTATTTCAAGAGTGAGTAGTACTTTTACTAGCATTTAATTCCTCAATAGCTTCTGTGGCTTTGTTGCTATACCAGTTATGCTTACGCATATCCTCTAGAAACTTGCCTTTATATTCTGCTCTGTGCTGGTACTTCATTGCATTACCACGGCAGTACGCAATAAAACCTTCCAATCCTAGAACCTGTTTGATGTAATCGATGCACTCAATGTCACCCATGTTATAGTGTTCTGGTTTATCTACGGGATCAAACATGTTGCCTCCTAGAATTTTAATTTGATTACGTTGTCAGCGATTTTTTCTGTCTTAGGCTTTGGCGATTCTTCATCTGAATCATTGTGAAGTTTCTTAGCGTATTTGTTTAGTGCCTTTCTAAACTCTACACTGTCTTCCATCAAGGGCAAGGATGCAGTGACTAGCATAGTAAGATACATCATCTGATCGAAGTCTTCTTCGTCCAGATTGTTTTCTGGTGTTGTGACAATACCGACTGAAATATCACCAGACCAATATCCATCTTCATCTAGCATTGGGTTAAGCCGAATGAGGAAGTCGTTAGGATCAAAGTCGATTAAAATACTTTCTTCGTTCACGTTAGCTCCTTTTAATCTTGGAGAATGGAAACTTAATCAGATCAGGGTGTGTGTCTTTACCCTTTTCTTTTAGCCATTCTTGCGGAATGATCCTATCGTAGTATTGAAAGCCATGCTTCTCACACCACAGACCATATGTAGTCTTAGCACCTTTGCTAAGCTTGCGTCTACTGCTTTCGAACACAAACCGAATGTCTAGGTTTGGGTGTTGCTTCTTTACTGCAAGATGTTTCCTGCGATCCTCTGATGTGAACCTACCCTTTACTTCAATAATAATCCCGTTGGGTAGAATGAAGTCGGGGGTATAGGTGCGGTACATCAGGTCTTCCCATTCGATCTTGACCTTCTCATACTTAAAGGGAACGTTGTTCTCTTTCAAGTAATCCTTGATCTTAATCTCTAGCCCGCTCCTATACCCATGTTTCAGGGCAGCTTTAAACTGCCTTCCGTCCATCAGAACATCCAGTTCTTTCTAGTCACTGCATACCCAAGACTACGTAGCTCTTCAAGAATAGCTTTGTCAGCAGCTTGCCGTGCTTCAACTGCGGCACGTAGGCCACTGTAACGTCGATCACTCAGTTCTTTTTTACGTTGAGCAAGCTCTTTCTCAAGCATGTTGATCTGATCTTGCATCTCTTTAATTTCATCATCGCCTAGCATGTATCACTCCTTTACTTTAATGTATGCCACTGTCTTAGGATCACGTGCTTGTGATGCCTTAGATGGTAGCTCTTGCAACGTAGGCCAACATTCAAATCTGTAGTCACAGAACGCACAGTTCTTGTTGAGCACAATGTTTCCTGTTGGCTTTCCTCTGTATGTCTCTGGCTCTGGTTCGAAGCAACGCTGAAACTCATTAGCATTTACAGTATCAACTGTCTTCTGCAACTTGTCCAACTCTGCATTCATGTCGATGCCATCAGCAGGGACATACTTGAATTGCCCATTGGCCTTATTGATTACCCACCAGCCACCTGCCTTCTTGCCTGAGGCTTTAGCGTAACCAGCTAGCTGTCCAACGTAGCCAAACGAATCACCAGATGCCAGTGCATCAAATGACTCAAACTTATTTCGATACGACCAGTCAGAGGCTGACTTAACATCGTCTACTGCATCATTCATGGTAAGGTCATACGTGCCACTAATCTCTGTGTCTTTCAGCTTTAGTGTCACGTGTTCTGATTCACCAAAGGGAATGCCAGCTTCCACCAGCACCCCCTTGAATACTGCTTCAACGATATCTCCTAACATCATGTTCATCACAAATGAGTTAGGCTTGGGGAGTGATGTCTCTGGCTTGTTCTTCTCAAACCAGAGTTGGCAAGATGGTCTGCCGATATTCGACATACGCAATCTAAACCCATCACTCCCCCGTCCTCCCCCGAACTGGCGGCGAACAGCATCTGCAACGTCTTTTGCAATACGCTCAATCGTATCCTCCGAGATAGTTGATTTACCGTTTGCTGCGTCTTCCAGATACTGCTGCAATGCCAGTTCTGCGGGATGGTTCATCAGGCAAAATCCTCCATATCAATATCTACAAAGTCTTCGACCATGCCTGCATCTACATCCTCTGACTTGTGGGCATTCTCGTCCCAAGCATTGAAGATATACTCATTATAGTTCTGCACCCAACCAAGGAAACTTGCCAGCGTCTCCTGCGTCTGATTGTCCATGTCCAGTGTCTTGGTCATGTCCAGTTCAGCGGCGGGCAGATAGAACGAGTTGCCATTAGGAAGCTTACGTTCTTGTGTGCTTGCAAGAATGCTGTGCTGCACAGGCAGACGACGCATCTTACCAAGCTTACCAAACAAATCTCCTACAGTTTTGTATGCATCACGATTATCAATCTCCCAAATAAACGGAGTGGGTTCCACATCCACAGCATTGCCCTTGTCATCTACTGCATTCGTCAACTCAATCGTGCCAAAGAGTACACGGACACGCTTGATCTGCTTGATCAGATCCTGTGTCTTCTCAGGCAGTGCCTTGAAGTCTTGAATATAACCAGCGGGCTTGCCACAGTTGAAGCCACCAGCATTGTCTTTAAGATCAATGTTCAGGTTATCTGCCATCACAGTTTTTACGTAGCGGTTAGGTGTCTTGTCATTGCCCATGATGAAACGCTTGTACATGAAGCGTTGAAGGAACGGACGAATGACAGCAGTTTCTGCATAGTATGTAGGGCCATCAGGAATCTCCAGCTTGTATGTACCTGCACCAACAACTTCCACCTTAACCATCTTACCCTTAACTTCTGTCTCACCCATGATTGGGTTATGGTTGATGCGAAGCCGTGCAAGAACGCTGGACTTTTCTTTTGATGCAGTATCGACACTCATGCCCATAGCCTTAGCCATTGCTGCATAGTTGGTCGTATCTAGAGTTGCGATTTGGTTCATATGTGTTTCTCCTTTTGAACGGACGGTAGTTATATCATGCTACATCTTTTGTGTCAAGCCAGTTAGGCCCGATCTTAGCTTCAAGAAGTAGCGGTACGTTAAAGTCTAGTTGCCATTTACTGTTCACAATCTTTAGCAGATTTCTGTTAGCTGTGTCAATAACCT